ACGGGCCGCGGTTCGCGCAGACCGAGGTCGTGTCGAACCTCGGCCGCGAGGTCGGCATCTACGGGCTCGGCGTCACCACGCCGTTCATCCCGGCCGGCATCGTCTCGATCTACAACCACGCCTGAGCCTGACCGTCCCACCGGAGGAATGAGAGGAGGGAACCCATGACCGACCCGACCGTGATGCTCACCGGCACCGAGTTAGCGACCGCGTTGCAACTGACATACGCGAGCAATTCGGCGGCCTACGACCAGGTAGCAGACGCGGCGTGCGCGATCGTGGGTTCCCTCCTCACCTCCACCGCAGCCTCGCACGCCACGCATCCCGCGTGCCGGGAGGCAACCCTCGCCGTCGCGTGCGACATGTGGCAGGCCCGGACTGCTGCCGGGGGGCAGTCCGTGTCGATCGACTTCACGCCAGGGGCCTACCGGCTCTCCGTGTGGCTCACGAGGCGCGTCAGCTCACTCATCGCGGACCACGCAGACGTAGCGGGAATGGTCGGCTAACCATGACCGCCGTAGCAACATCGGCCCGCTCCACGCTCGCCGGATACCTGGCGAACGTGGGCGGAACCGTCTACCCGATCGCGCCACCAGTCCCAACACCGCCCTGCCTGGTCATCACCGCGGACACCCCGTGGATGACACCAGCCACGCTCGGCGGAGCACTGCGCAATGAGCTCCACCTGAAGGTCCTCGTGGTCGTGCTCGACCGCGATAACACCGCGGCCATGGCCGAGCTCGAGGACCACGTCGAGGGCGTCCTGACCGCCCTCAAAGGGAAGGCCGTGTTCCGCGAGGTCACGCCACCCGCCAGCACCGACCTCGGCGCCCAGGGCTCGGCCCTGGTGTCGGAAGTACGCATCACCCTCAACGTGAAGGAGTAACGCCATGGCCGTGATGTCCATCACCGGCAGCCAGTTCGTCGTCAAGGTCGGAGCAACCACCTACAGCGAGCAGGTCACCGACGGCACCGTGACCGCCACGCCCACCATCTCGCGCACGAAGACCCTCGGCTCCGTCGCGTACCCGATCACCGACCTGGTCCACACGGTCAAGATCGGCTACCTGTACGACGAGGAGGCCGGATTCCACGGGGCCCTGAACACCGGCGCCATCGCCGGCACCGGCCTGACCGTCGAAATCGACTCCGCCGACGCCAAGTGGACCGGAACCATGTACGTCACCGGCCTCGAGGTCAAGTTCGCCGCCGACGGCGTCGCCATGGGGTCGGCCGAGCTCGTCGGATCGCTGATCCTGGCTGATCTGCCGTGATTCCCGCGATCGTCGTCCGCACGGGGGGATCGGCGCCGATCACGGTCGAACCCACGACAAACAGCCTGTGGCTCGCGGAGGAGACCGTCGGCGACATCGCCGGCGCCTCCAAGTGGGCCATCCTGCTCGCCATCGCCTACTACGGCCTCGAGGGTGAACCGGACCAGGCGGCCACCGTCGAGCAGGTGCGCGCCTGGGCGCGTGACAACCAGGTTCGCGTAGACGAAATCGAGGAGGAGGCGCCGGACCCTACCTAGGCGGCGTCCACCGCGCCGTCGTCGTCCTCGCCCTCAGGCTCAGGACGACACCCACGGAAGTACGCACATGGCCGCCCGCACTGATCTGGGCGCTGATGAGGGAGGTGAACGAATGGCCGCAGTGAAGGGATTCGACTGCTACGTCACCGGCCTGAACTCCCTCCTCCGCGACCTCCGCGGCCTGGACAAGGAATCCGCCGACGAGCTCCGCACCGCGTCGACCGACATCGCCAACCGGTACATGGTTCCCGCCTGGACAAACGCCGCCCGATCAGCGGGACCATGGGGGGAGCGCATCGCCGCCACCGTCAAGGCGAAAAGGGACCGCCTTCCCGCCGTCCAGATCGGCGCCAACCGCAAAGCCTTCTCCGGCAAGGCCACCGTGAACATGGTCCGCTACCCGTCCCACGCCGGCCGCGTCCGCCCGACCATCCCGGCCGCCTTCACTCAGACCGACTGGATGGCCCAGGTGAAACCCGCCTACTCGGCCCAGGCAATGCGCGAATGGACGCAGGCCGTCGACCGCGTCTGCGACGCGTTCGAACGCGGGGGAGGACTCGACTGATGGCCCGCACACTGACCGTCTACCTCGCCGCCGACACGTCCAAATTCAAGCGCGACATGAAAGGCGCCGCCGACGCGGTCGACGGACCCGACGGACTCCACGGCAAAATCAACGGCCTCGCCTCGAAATTCACCGACGTTCTCGGGCCCGCGCTGCTCGGAGCCGCAGCCGCGGCCGGTGCACTCGCCGTCAAGATGGGCATCGACGGAGTCCAGGCCGCCATCGCCGACCAGCAGGCCGTCGAGAAGCTCACGACCGTCATGACGAACCTCGGCCTCGCCCAGGACGTCCAGCCAACCCTCGACCAGATCGACGCCATGCAGCGCCTATATGGCGTGTCGGAAGACGTCCTCAGGCCCAGTTTCCAGCGGCTGGTGACCAGCATCGGGGATTCCAACAAGGCGCTCGAGATCCTCAAGATCGCCATGGACACCGCGCAGGCGACCGGGCGACCGCTCGAGCAGGTAGTCCAGGCGCTCGGCAAGGCCTACGACGGCAACACCGGCGGTTTGGCCCGCCTCGGCGCCGGCCTGGACAAGGCCATCCTGAAGACCGGCGACATGGACCTCATCACCGCCGCCCTCGCCGACAGGTTCGGCGGATCCGCCGCCGCCAATGCCGAGACCTACCAAGGCAAGATCAACCGCCTCACTATCGGATTCGACGAGCTCAAGGAATCCTTCGGAGCCGGATTCCTCGACGGCCTGTCGAACGCGGAGAAGGGCACTCAATCCCTGGCCGACACGATGAAGAACAACGAGCAGACCGTCAAGGACTTCGGCAAGCAGCTGGGCGAGAACCTCACCACCTTGATCGGCATCGCCGGTGCGATCGGCTCGATTCAGAAAGCCTTCGACGACTGGACCAAGATGCTCGGCCCCTGGGGAGAGGTCCTCAATAAGTTCGTCAGCACCGCCCTCAACCCCATCATGAGCGGACTCCAAAGCGTCCTCGACACGATCCAGCGAGTGAAGGACGCCATGGCGTCCCTGAACAGCGTCCGCGCCACCGCATCCGGCCCCGGTGACACCACGCTCCTCCAGAACCAGCCAGGCACAGCGCACGTGAATCCCGGCCTGCGCGACGTCGTCGACAAGACACCCACGACCACCATCAACATCAACACCGGCGTCGGTGACCCCGTCGCCATCGCCAAGGCCGTATCGAACGTGATCAACCTCGCCGGCAAGCGTGTAGGGACGGCATTCTGATGCCCACCGACTTCGACTGGGTCATCAGCCTCGACGGCACCGACGTATCCGACTTCACGCTCGAGGGCGCACGCATCAGCTACGGCCGCGAGAGGGTCGGCGAACAGCCATCCATCTCCGTCGCCGTCCTCGAACTCATGACCGAGGACCTCCTGCCCGACGTCGGCGCCACCTACCCCGAATTCGGGCTCGGCAACCACTCGATGCCTACCGGCTACGCCGACACCTACGTCGACGTCTACGCCGGCCCGAGCTCCCGCATCACCATCGGCGCGCCCGTCATCGTCAAAGCCGATACGCCAGGCGGCTACGAGGACACCTACACCGACACGTACTACGGAGACACCCACGTCCGGTTCACCGGCTACATCGTCGCGATCGACTACACCTGGGACCTCATCCAGTTGACGTGCGTCACGCCCATGGAGCAGCTCGCCCGCGTCATGGTCGGCGACACCCAGACCGCCGGGAGCGAATGGCCCCAGGAGACCGACCTCGCCAGGGCCGTCCGCATCTGGGACGACATCAACCTGGTCTCAGGAACCGCCCTCCAGGTCGTGCCCCGCGAGGGGATGCGCTCGGAGTCGGCCTACGCCCTCATCCAGCAGCTCGCCGAATCCTGCGAGGCCCTGGCGTACTGCACCCGGATCGGCACCATCACCTACCGGTCACGGGACGCCTACACGCCTGCCACCTACACGATCCCCGTCGACCTCATCGCCAGGGACCAACTCAAGATGAGCCTCGACCTCGCTGACCTCAACAACACCCTGATCGTCGAATACGGCACCGGTGACGTCCTCCCGACCGTCACCGCGACCGACGCCGCCTCCGTCACGTCCTACGGCCTGCGCTACGGCACCATGACCAGCCTTCTCGCCGTCGAGGCCGACGCCCAGGCGTTCGCCAACCGGGAACTCGCCAGGCGCGAGCCCGGATGGCACATGCCCGACCTCACCGTGAATTTCGCCCTGGCGAGCGACACCCAGATCAGCCACATCGCGAGCCTCGACATGGGCGACACCATCACGATCCCCGCGCTGCTCGACGGCTCCCCGGTTCCCGACTACACCGCGGAAGTCCTCGGCTACACCGAGACGCTCAGCCGCGGCCAATGGACCATCACCTTCCACCTCACCCCCGCA